GGCATGGCCCGCCCTAATTGTTTCGGACGAAGCTTATGGCTTGCATGGACCTCCGGGAAAAATTTCCCGAATTACAGAAAATTAGAGAAGTTAGGTGAAATATTGGGGAGAAATTTATATTTTATTTTTGATGATTCTTTTTCTTCAATAAATGATGTTGTCGAATATAAGAGAATTGAAAGGAACAAAAATATAAGGGTCAGATACGCTAATGACCCGAATTACAGGGTAAAGACGAATTTGAGACAGTGGAAAACAACCCCTATTGCCATAAGAAACAGAATGTTGAAGGGAATGTCTCAGGAGGAAAGAGAGGCATACTTTCAAGCGAAGCAAAACGCCCATGCGGAGAATAGAGAAAAACACATACCGCATTGTAAACAACCAATTTACGGGTGGTATGAAGTTTTGAAAAAATACAATTATTGTTGTGCATATTGTGGAGTTAGAAGGTCTAGGAAGAAATGTGAAACAATTTCGCTTCAAATGGATCACATATTCCCAATTCGTTCTAAGTATTTTGAACATTCAATACACAATATAGCCCCGGCTTGCAGAAAGTGCAATGCGTCTAAGGGGAGTAGTGATCTTAGATCCTGGGCCATTCGTACCAACAAACAACCCTCATTATTGGTTCTAAACCAATATTGGGAACAAATACGGAGAAAAAACAATGAAGCGTCTATTTAGGTTTGACACCCCCACCGGGAAAAAGAGACAGCCAAGAATGCGGTTTCCAACGGAAATAAAGGCGGGGTTGCAGGATAGAGAAATAAGACGAAAGGAAGGCAATGGTAATTTGACACCCCCGCCAAAGGGAGGGGATGAATTAGACGGTTTCGTTTCGGCAAAACTGAAAAAGGAACAAGCATTAGCGGAGAAGTCGCAACACGATGCTGAATTAAGGCGTCTTGAAATTGCAAAACAACACGGTGATTTGTTACCCGTCGAGGATGTTCGCAAACAATTGGAATTGGAACACGCACAATGGTTGTCCGCCATCGATGATTGGAGACAAATAATTGTGAAAAAGGTTGCTCGTCTCGGAATTCCTGTTGAATTGCAGGAATCCATAACCGAAATGATAAATAAGGAAATAACCATTATGCGTCAAAAGAGAGCATCCAATGGTTGATTTCAAATATGCAGATATAAAGGCAGTAGCGGAACAGGCACGGTCAATCGTTGCCCCTCCCGCTGATGTTCTCACTCACAGGTCTGTTGCTTCTGAAATTGTATTCCCTGACGGTCCGCGTGTGGGGCAAACTTACGATCCCGAATTGGACCCCATCCATGATGCCATCGTGACGGTTTTAGACACAGGTGAGTATACCCGTCATGTGTGGGTTGGAGCGGTGCAGACCGGTAAATCTTTATTGATGACGCTTACCATGCTGCGGGTTGTGACACAACTGAAACAGTCTCTTGTATATAGTCAACCGACCATGCCGAAAATTGCTGAGGCGTGGACAGGTAAAATGGAGCCTATTATTTCGGCATCATCTTACCGGACATGGCTGCCGACAAAGGGCATGGGGTCAAAGGGCGGGCAATCTGCCCCATTTATTCTTTTCCATAATCCTAAAACAAAATCCCGCGCAGGCATGTTCTACTTCATTCCAGGGGGAGGCAAATCGGAGGCTGCGCAGGCGGGCACAACCGCCCCGTGGATTTTCAACGACGAGGTTGATTCCTATAAGACGCGCCATCGCATTGAATTGATTGCCAAGCGTGCCGATTCATTCGGTAGACATGCACGCCGCATTTATACAAGCACCGTGAAGTCCGATGACTCGTCAATTATTCTCGGGATGTATGAGGAAAGCACACAATCCCGTCTGTGGTTCAAATGCCCGCATTGCGGGAAATGGGGTCCGCTGGAATGGGAAAATGTCGTATATGATAAAGTTGACGAAATAACCGCCGGTCAATCTGTCCGATATGCCGCACCGTGTTGCGGGGTGCGTTGGACGGAAACGGATAGAATGCATGCATTGCAGCAATGGCGCATCGTTCACCAAGGGCAAGAGGTTGACGATATGGGCAAGATAATAGGTGATGCTCCGCGAGTCCTTACATTCGGATTATTGTGGACCGGTCTTGACTCCACCATTCGTCCGCTTTCGGTTCTCGCAATTGAACATTTCCGCGCCCTCAAAGCCCTTGAAGCTGGCGACCATGGCCCTATGCGTTCCTTTTACCGTGACCAATTATGCCGCATGTATAAAGGTGAAATAGAGGAATTGGAAATTGCCGGGGACCTTTCTTGGCAAAAGCTGCATATCCGTTCGCTCCGCGACAAGTGGGGACCATACCGTATTGTGACTGACCGTGACCAAGCGGACCCGGATCGGTATTTATATTCCCGGCGCGTCTGTGAACCGCCGCCGGAAGCGACACACTCTGTTGTGACCATCGACGTACAGGCGAACCGTATTTACTGGATGATTCGCGCATTCAACCTTGACAAGACTTCATGGATTTGCGGTTTTGGATATGAATATTCCCGCTATGACCATGACAACCATAATGAACAGGAATTGCACCAAGTCTTAGACCGTGTTGCCTTGGTGACCCCAGCATATTGCGGAATCACAACCCTTGTTCTCGGGGGTGTTGACGTTGGTGATAATACCGATGCCGTAAAGCGGTGGGTTGAAGCAAAGGGCGGAATTTGGCGAGCGATGAAGGGCCACACAAATAACATGAAGGCGGACGTTCAAGACGTTGAAGGGCTCGTCTATGTCCGCGACGGAATCATGCTGATGCAAGCGGACAATGCCCGTGATATGTTCCATTCCACGTTCCGCCGTCCTATCGATTCGGCAGGGGCAACACATATTGCGAATGGAATTGGAGCCCAAGAGGCAACGCTTTTCAAGCATCTTGTCAGTGAGCAAACATCCATTGATATGAAAACGAAAAAGCGGATAACCAAGACGGGTCCGGGGCGCAATGACTGGCTCGACTGTGCGAAAATGACGGAGGTTTTGATTTACGGATTCATTCAAGATTTCCGATCCCATGAAGCACCCCGGACGGCGCAACCGATCCGGAGCGAGAATAAACCCCGGCATGCCGACGATGAAACCCCGAAAACTATAAAGATCGGGTCAACGCTCGCCTCCCGCAACGCCAATCGGCAAGCCTATGGCGGCGGAATCCATCGAATTCAGCGGAGAAGTAGCCGGTTCAATTGGTGATTGTGATACAACATAGTATGTTGCACGGCTCCCGTTGAGGGGAAGCCCGATGGGTGCTAATCTCATCGGGTATTCCTCACGGGAGCCACTATGCCTGGAACCGGGTATGAAGATTGGGTGCGGTATCGGGTCAGTGACCCGGAAACCGCCCTGTCCCGTCTGCAAATGCACGTTCAATATTTGATGGAAATTGCGAGCGGTGCGCGGACGGCGGCGGACGGTGTTCAATACGATCCGCAGAATATCAACACCCTTTTAGCTCCCGGCAGCTTCCTCATGCGGGAGCTAAATCGTTTAGAAGGGGTAGTGAATAAGGTTGGAATCCCGCGCATGCAACCGACCCGTCGCGTTGACGGTGGCACCTTCTACCCTCCGAATACGGCAACGTCGGGCTAACCCATGGCTAAAAGCAAGAGTCGCGCAGCGTCCCCGAAATCAATAAAGGTGGTGAAGCGGGTTGACGCCCCCAAGGGTTCACCGGAGGCACATAAGATTTTCGCCAAGGTGCATGAAATCATTGCGGTACGCAAGCAAGCCCTGCAAGCGAGGCGCGGAAGTTACCGTGCGGCGATGAACCCGCGCAGCCGCGTTGCCACTCCCTATGGCGGCTCCGGGGATCAGCATGTGGACACTTGGTCCCGGCGCATGCTGCGGGAATTGTCCCGTGATATGGACCGCAACGCGGACACCTTTGGCACCCTCAACGATGCTTTCGCGGCTGCCGTCATCGGTGAAGGCGTCAAATACCGTCCGACTTCCAGTGATACCGGATGGAATAAAATTGTCGCAGAGAAGATGCACGCGAAATTGATGCAGGATCGGAACGGCATCGATATTCGCGGACTCCGCACCGGATATCGCATCGGATACGATCTTGTGCGCGCATTCAGTGTGGACGGAGAATGCGGGTTCATCAAACTAAATAATGGCAAGATCCAATGTTTTGAATCGGAGCAATTGACGAATGGCGGTAAGGTAAAGAATAAGGACGTTGACGGGGTAATTTGCAATAGCGATGGTACGTTGGCTGAATTCCATATCTGTCCGTACAACACCATTGGTGCGCTTGACTACGGGAGCGGCGATGATTTCAAGGCGGAATTTGTTGAATGGCTCGCCAATCGTTCTCGCTTCTCGCAGACGCGCGGCATCCCCCTTATCGTCGGTGGTCTGGATGATTGGGAGCGGTTGGATTCCTTCCGTGAGTCGGAAGTGATTGCCGCAGAGCAAGGCAGCCAGATTTACGGAGCAATTGAGCATCCGGACGGCGACATGGGTACGTCCCGTCCGTTCTCGGCTACTCGCGGCAATCCAAGTGAGGTTGTGCGCGGCGGTGCGAATTATGACACGAATAACGAGGCTGGCATTGATTGGCAGCCGACCGTTGCGGGTGCGTTGCTCGACCTTCCGGACGGAAAGAAATACGTCCCGGTTGATCCGCAGCGACCGAATCCGAATGCGGTCCCCTTCATGATGGAATTGATTCGTCAATTCTGTGCGCGTACCGGTCTTCCGTATGAATTCGTCTATAATGATGTTCGCGGACTATCGTGGAGCGTGAATCGCGCCCTTGTGCAGATGGCTCGGGATCGCATCGCCATTTGGCAAACGCAATTTTTCGCTCCGATGTTCAGCAATCTGTATACGTGGCTCCTGCGGAACATGATCGATGACGGTGAAATTCCCGACCGTGATGATTGGGACAGGCATGAATTGCAATGGTCCCGTATTTCCTGGCCGGATGAAGGGGCGGAATATGACGCGCAAACCACCGGCCTTATCAAAGGGCTTACAACCCGCCATCGGGTGCATGGTCCATTGTGGCGGGATTACCTTGACGAGAGGGCGGTTGAATTGGGCTACGCTTCGGAATTGGCAAAGGAACACAATAAGAAATATCCGGAATTCCAAGTGACGCCGCAATTCTTCCTCGGATTTGAGGAAGCTACCAGCAAGACGGAAACTGAGAATACGTCTGAAACGCTGGTGAACGGCGAGGCGTCGAAATCCAAGGCTAAGAATACCGATCCAAAAAAGCAAGTAAGGGATAGACAATGAGCAAGCCTAAACTGCAATGCCGCGCTTTTATGACTGCCGATCTGGCAGAGGAAAGCAAGGATCAAAACGCGGATTTCCAAGGTCGCTGGCGGCTCAATGCCGGTAGCGAAATGCAAGTCACCGTCGCGGGGCTCAACGGTGATAAACCAATTCGTCTTGTGGTCGATTGTGAATCCCTCACGGTAAAGAATAACCGTGTTGTGGCCTTGTTCGACCACTCCCCGTATAATCCCATCGGATATTGGGACGAATTCACCTTCGGCGCGCAAGGTGTTTTCGCCAATCTCTATCTCGTCAATCCTAAGGATGAAAAAGAGAATGCGGTATTTGGGGACGTTATCCGCATTCGGGCTCTGATCCGCTCCAAGGTTCCCATTCAAGTTTCCATCGGTGCGGACGCTGGCGAAAATGGCACATGGGAAAAGGTTGAAGGTAAAATTACGGTCAATGGAGTGGAATATGACGGAGCGGGGGAAATTCCTCTCTACGTTCTCCGCAAGGGTGTTGTCTTTGAATCCTCAATTGTCACTTTCGGCGCGGACGCTCAGACGGGGCGGCTTGCGGCGAACAAAAACCAAAACCCGTCTAACAAGGAAGCCTCTATGAGCGACACGCTCAAGGCACTTCTCTCCAAGTATGGGGAGAAGCATCACGGTCTTATCGCTCGGTGTGTTGCCGGGGGCGACGATGAGGCTACCATTCACTCCAAGATTTCGGCGTCTGAGTCGAGCGAGAAGGACGAGGAAATCAAGGCACTAAAGGCCAAGTGCGCCGATCTGCAAGCCAAGTGCGCCGATCTGCAAGCCAAGCTTGACGATTATGCGCAGAAGGGCCAGGAGAAGCAAGAGAAGGAAACCGCTGAGAAGGTCGCCGCCAAGGGCAAGGGCTCTGACAAGGCACTTTCTTTCACGGGAACCGATGAGAATAAGGGCAAGGGTGGCGACGAGAAGCAACCCGAAACCCTGTCGCAAGCCATGAAGATCATGGCCGCTGCGGATCCCACCCTCAAGGGCTTCAAGCTGCGCGTTGCGGCTCGGGCCAAGTACCCCAACGTTTCGGAGAAGTAAGCCATGGCCGTTCAAACCAATAACCCCGGCATGGCGGTGCAGGCTGGGGAAACCCTTGCTGCCCGTCGCCTTATCAAGTACGATGGCACCTATGCCGATGGTGATGCCAACCAAGATTGGCTCGGCGTTACGCAGGAGCCCCGTTCGACCGGTGAGCAAACCCCGGTTCGCTTCCTGTCCGCTGGCACGGTCATTCTGACTGCTGCTGTTGCCATCACTGCCGGTGCGCTCGTCTACAAGGCGAATGACGGTAAGGTCGGTGTCACCAATACCAATGCTCTTATCGGCATCGCCCTTGAGGCGGCTTCCGGTGACGGCATTGAAATCCAAGTCAAGCCCCTTGTCGGCTAAGGAACAATACCATGATTAATACCGGTAACGCTACTCCGCGCCTGGATCTTCTCGGACCCATTCTCCAAGAGGGGATGCCTGAGGAAGCTTATGTTGCGCATCGTGTTCTCCCGCCCATGCTGGTGCAAAAGCGGAAGGGTGCGATTCCTTCGTTCCTGTTCACCGACGCTCAAGCCCTGAGCATCAAGCACGCTCCTAAGACGGGTTTCGCCCGTATCCAGAGTAAGCTTGGACAGGAGGATTATTCCTGTGACGAGGCTGGCGTTGAGGAAGCCCTGTCGTTTGAGGATTACGAAATCCTTGGCAGGGATTACGCGCAGGAAGTCATCACGCGCAAGCTTGTTCATATCGTGCTGCGCGCCCGTGACTATGCCCTGGCCCAAGCCCTGTTCTCGGCTGCGGGTGAAACCACGTTCGCCACGAATCTCGTTACCGCTCTGAATACCTGGGCGTCTGCCAACGGCACCCCTCAGGATGATATTCTGCAAGCGATCACGAATATTCTGACGCAGACCGGCAGCGTGGCCGATACCATGCTGATTGGCTGGGGGCTGTACGTGGATCTGTGCAAGTCGCCGCAGATTCGTTCGCTGGTCAAGGCTAATTTCGGTTTCGGCATGGAGAAGGGCGGCGCTGCCGCTAATTCTCTGATCCGTCCGGATTGGCTGGCGACGATCTTCGGGCTCAAGGAAATCATTGTGGCCCCTGGTGTGGTGGACGCGAACAAGGAAGGTGCGGCGAACAAGAATCTTGGGTTCATCTGGCCCAAGTCGTACGCCTTCGTGTTCAAGAAAGCCGGCAGCCAGGATAACGTTCGTGAAGTCTCGCTTGGCCGTACCTTCGTGTACGATCTGGCGTCTACCTTCAACGATCTGACCACGATGGGGGCGATTGATGCGCTCCGGGCGCTCTATATCGAGCAATACCCGGATCCGAATATCAATGCTGACGTTCTCCGCGCCCGTGAGTATATCGATATGCAAATTCTGCTGTCGAATGCCGGCGCTCTGATCAAGTCGGTTGGCTAATCCCTTCCAGTGATTGATAGGAGGGGGAGGATCGTTCTCCCCCTCTGTTCATTCCCCGAAAGGCCACAATGAGTATCGTCAGGGCGAAAACAAACCCCTATGGGCCAGCTACGCTTGACATTCAGATTGAGCAAGGGGCGGATTTCTACCTCCCTCTTGGGCTCGTCAAAGCTGGCGTCCCTTGGGTTTTGACCGGATGCACGTTTGAGGCTTATTTCTCACAGGAATGGGCTCCGGGTGCAAACAAAGTCGATATGACCGTTACGGTTGTGGATGAGAATGCCGGGACCATAAACGTTAAATTCCCATCCGCTGATAGTCTTGGGTTGGTGTTGCCTCACCCTCCTAAGAAAACCGTAGATCCAACCCCGTTTAAGTTTGGTAATTGGCTTTTGAAAATTACCGATCCTTCGGACACGAATTCTCCGACGAAACGACTTCTCGGAGGCATTGTCTATTTCGAGCGTGACCCATGCCGGACGTAGACATTTTCGTATCTGGCCCGGACTCCGTTTCGGTACAAGCCCAAGACGAAGTCATTGAAATTCAGACAACCCAAGAGGTTGTCGAGGTTAACCCCATTATCGAACCCATTGAGGTTCACATTGATGCGGGTGACATTGTCACTGTTAATGCCTCGTCTGAACAAGTCGAGGTAACGGTTCCTGTTGTCCCAAGTGTTCAAGTTTTGGTCGGGGCATCTGTCGGTGGTAATATTGATGATATACATTACGCTGCCGTCCCGCTTTCTGGACATCGTGTTGTTTTTTACGATAGTGGTTCCGGATCATGGGTGTACGCAGACAAAGATACCCCGTCGCATTCTGACGTTCAACTCGGTGTATTAATCGGCGCAATAGGTGCCGGGCAATACGGGGCGGCTCGGCTAACCGGTATCATTGAGGAACCGACGTGGAATTGGCCCGCCCCATGTGTTCTTTATTTGGGGAATAATGGTTATATTACTGACATCCCACCATCTTCCGGCTTTTCCGCAGAAATCGGCAGAGCCATCACATCAACCAAAATCATGGTGGAGCCAGAAATGGCTATCCATCTTCTCCCAGGAGATTAAATCATGGCTGCTAAATCCTTCCTTCGTCGCGTAAGCGGCAAACTCACTGAAATCCTCGGTACGATTGTATCGACCGGCGCAGCAAACGACGGTGATATTGTCGCACTCGACAGTACCGGCAAGCTGGATGTGAGTGTGCTTCCGGTTGGCCTCGGGCCAGAGGTTGCGCTTGTTCCGGCTAGTGAATCGCTTGCCGCTGGTGACTTGGTGAATTTCTGGACTGATGCCGGTGTCATCAAGGCTCGTAAGGCCGATGGTGCGACCACGGGTAAGCAAGCGGACGGTTTCGTGCTGTCTGCCTTTGCTCCTGCTGCGACGGCGACCGTGTATCTGCCGTCAAATATCAATACCTCGGTCGCCGGCCTTACCCCTGGAACGGAATACTTCCTATCCGCAACGACGCCCGGCGGTCTTTCCGCCACGCCTCCTGCTGCTGGTGCGGGCAAGACATCACAAGTCGTCGGCAAGGCTCTGAGTGCGACATCGCTTGGTTTCGTTCCTGAGGCACCCATCGTTACTGCGGCGTAACCCATGGCAGACTTCCGCCCCCTGGTTAGGACTCTTGGTAAACTCGTAGAATTGACAGGGGCGGACCGTCTTATTGCGAAACTGATTCAACATGACGCGCAGCGGGAGCCAACGGGCTTTGAAGACCCTGAGGCAATCGATGTCAGTTATGATTCGGCAAATCGAACCATCACCCTGACGCAATCTGGCGGGGTGGTGTATTGGTATCGTGGGCTACAGTACACTCTTGCTAGTCCGTGGACATCGACGGCTCATGCTGCCGGGGATGGTCGATATTTTCTCATGTTCGGGGCTGGTGGCACTTTTTCATGGTCAACTACGGCCTGGGAGCTTGACGAAAGCGGACCGGCTGCCCTCGCTATCGTAGACGCTGCGTTTGGAACATTAGCTTTACGAGAGGTTCACGGGTTAATGCCGTGGCAAGATCACGAGGAAGCTCATGATCTTTTGGGGACCTATCGTAAGAGCGGCGGGACATTCAGCGTTGGCACGTATGCCATTCAACCAGCATCGCCAACGGACGCGGACAACACCCCTGGAATAGATATTGCCGTTGTCAAGGACGAGGATTGTCCAACTACAATTCCTGCGCTCACACAGGGTACGTATTATCGGCTGCGGAACAACGGAGGGGCGGCTACCACTGACAGCGGCAGCCTTCCTTTCCGCATGGGGGCCACCTATCCGTTGATAAACACGGGAGGGTCTGAGGTTGAGACGTCAACCGGTAGGTATTTCAATGTATATGCTTACTTCATTCCTGTCACATTAGATGCCGGGAGTCAAGCATATCGTGTGGTATGGCTTCAACCGCAATTCTCTTACGCATCACTAGCGGAGGCGCAAGCAGAGGCACCAGCAAATTACGATTTGGCTAATTTGACTAGTCTGCTGCCTGAATTCTGTCCACATGCCAAGGTGACTTACCGTACGAATGCGGCCTACACCGGGGCGACTGGTCGATGCCGCATAGAGGCGTTAAGCTATCTTTCTACCTCCCGTGTCCTTTCGCAACAGGGCGCATCTTTGGTTCTTGCCGATGGTTCGGTGACTAATGCTAAATTGGCTGCGATGGCAGAGAATACCATAAAGGCACGCAAGACCGCCGGAACCGGCGACCCTGAGGATTGCACATTAAGTGATGTTCTTGATTTCGTCGGGTCAGCGGCTCAAGGTGATATTCTCTATCGTGGCGCGTCCGGTTGGGACAAGTTACCGGCGGGAACCCCAGACTATTTCCTCCAGACCAAAGGGGCCGGGCAGAATCCCGTTTGGGCTGCCGCTGCTGCCGGCGGGGCTTATTTTTGGGCCAAGATCGCCAACAGCGCGGTGATCACCCTCTCCGGTGCCGGCAGCGCCACACTGAACCGCCTGCACGCGGTGTACGGCACCATCGGGGATTACGACATCAGGATCAGCGGCCTGTCACCGGCAGTCGGTGACGTGGTGGGCTTCTACGTCGCTGATTACAGGGTGGCGAACGCTCAGTTCCGGCTCGACGCTGGCGGGACCGTCAAAATAGCCGGACGGACCCGCTATCTGGTCCTGACGCACACCAACGTCGTGCTGTTGCGCTGGAACGGATCGGAGTGGCAACCGCTGGTGCTGAATCTGGATTCGCCGCCTGTCTCGGTCGAGTCACCTACGATTTACGGAGTCACGACTAACCCGACCAAACCGTCAAGCGCAAACATCCTGTTCGACCGTATGGTATGGAGTCGCATAGGCGGGCACCTGCACGTCAACTATGCATACGGCCACAACGCCTCTGGATCGAGCGGAAGCGGTCAATACTACCTTGACGTTCCGATCGGCACGCTGATCTATACACATAACAAGGTCGCATACGGGACCGCACAGTTATACGCTTCGGCTGCCACAAGCGGTTATATCGTCCACGCTACGGTGCTCGATATCGGATCTGGGGTCTATCGCATCGCGATAGAGGGCGTCGGCGCTGGAGGCGGTACGCAGACATGGGGCGCCGCCAGCCCCAGCAACGCCCGGCTTGGTGCCACTACGATCCGTGTCAGTCTTGACGCCATGTACCCAATGGTCGACTGGTAATGCCCGACACCTACGATATCACTCCTGACGGATTCTTCCTTGGCGTAGCCAACGCGCACCGTGGATACCCCGGTCCCGTCGCCGTGCCGCCGGCCTCCCTCCCGATCCGCCGCGCACGTTGGGACGGCGCACAGTGGGTCGATGATCCCGCGCAGGAACAGGCCGACATAAACGCGGCTGCCGCCGTGCAGGCAGAGCGCACCGCGCGGCAGGAAGCCGGCACGTACTTCCGGGCTCTCGACTGGTCACAGATACCCGATGCTGAGACGCGCAAAGCATTACGGCACTTGTGGCGGCTTATCCGACACCTAGGTTTGGAGTAATCATGAGCGAGCTTCCTGCTATTTCCGAAATAGTCGAAAAGGTCGGGATGTCCGTTGCGACCATAATCGGGCTAGTGCTAGTGTTGAAATGGGTGTCCCAGGCTTACCAGAAAGAATTACTCGGAAGAATTGCTAATTTGGAGAATGAATTAAAATCAAGAGACGCGAAGATTGATGAGCGGGAGAAATTAATTCTTGCTCGCACCGATTCTTACGCGCACGACATGAAGTCCATCGCTATGCAATTGATAGCCAATGACAAAGCGAACAGGGAATTACTGAGGGACTATTACGGTGCTATTTGCGGGTTATCTGACAGGCTTGATCGCAGGAAATGTCAAATTGAAGATGATCTTGACCCTCATCCGGCGTTGGGCAAAAAAACAACCAATCACTAGACCTCCTGACACTGAATCCACAACGGGGAGAGCATGAGATATATCATTCTCGTATTATTTTTGTTCATATGTGCTTGCGGCACTACCCGTGAAACACAGACTCGCACAACGGAGCAAGAGGATATCGTAGCTGGGCCAATGACGGTCGAGACACCAATTGGTAATTTCGTTGTCCATCCTACGCAAATCCGCAGGAGTCGCACACAATTTGAGGATACAACGGAGCGTAAGCAATTTGAATTCCCGGAGGCTCGGGAGGTTGGAGGGGCGATTATTTCTGGATTGACTGGACCGCTTTTCGGCGGTGGTCTTGTCGGAATTGTCGCAGCCTTCCTTATGAGGATGAATAATAAAAAGAAAGAGCAAGAAAAGAGGGAATTAGAGAGTCAACGGGATGAGGTTATCGCAGGGGTTGAGCGCAGCAAGTCAAAGCTTTCTCGTATAAAGGTTGATGAGGATACAACCGCATGGGATCATCTTACTTCCGATCTTGAGAAGGAACAATCTAAGAAAACACGGGATGTTGTCAGGGAGAAAACCGCATGAGTCGCTTAGATGAAATCAAATCCAATTCCCGCAACGTAGTCAACGGATCGTCTGTTGCTCTGTCGGAGACTTGGGAATTTCGCCGCCTGACTAGCGATTTCGGAACCGATCCGCGCACATATACGGATTGGGATGAAATGCAGGCATTGCCGACCCGCGACACCCATTCACAACAATATGATGATTTGCGGCAAGCACATTTCCGCATGGGTGTTCAATTTCTCCGATGCACCGATGATTCCCCCTCGCCGCAATTGAAGCAAGGGGACCAAGTACGAAAAGATGAAAATAGCCCTGTTTTTGCCGTGTCCGGTGTATCGTCTAGCGGACCCGGCACGATTCAGTATGCGTTGACCCGTGAGGAATTCTTGTATGCTGATGGGCAGAGAGGGGGCGGCGCGTGACTTGGGTAAATGCTAGTGCTGTGCTGACGCAATATCGGGCTCAATTGCTCGCTTGCCCAACCGTGGATGCCTTGTTTGACGAGGCAAATTTTCATTATCCTTACTTCCAGGGAGGTTCCTCGGAAACCCCCGATTCACTTCCTGCATGTCTCTTGCAAGAAATTCCGCAGCGACGGGTACGGTACGCGGAGGGCGCAATTCCTCTCATTTCCGGAACCCTCAAGGCATGTTTTTATTTCCTCGTTACGGATGCCGTCAATGCTGGATTCTGTGAAACATTCGCCCGCGATGTAATTTTGGAATTGGGGCAGCAATTGAACGGGGGACTAGCCTTCTCCGATTACGAGGTAACACTTTCAAGCGATCCCCGTCCCGGTGCGCGTGCTGCCGGTGACACCGCACAACAAAACACATTCCGTGCTGTGACTATCACTGTCCAGTATGGTCTTTCCCGCTAAGGACAATTCATGCCCGCTGATATCTACTCCCTTGCCCCGATCAATCTCCGGATTGCCGGTGGTCTTGCTGATGTTGTGATTCCATGTGAGAATCACGCATTTAGTCCGGAAATCCTCAATAACCCCCATTTCCATAGCGGCAATTTGTCTCCTACCGCTATTGTCGTTCCGGGTGCGAACCCGCGCGTCAACGTTAGCATGCCATTCCGGGCGGCTTACGAATTGGTTGCGCTCGGAATTGTGAAACTTACCACTCTTGACGTTTATTTGTCCAAATACGTTGATTTCGTTCGCTATCCGGGCCCCAATCATCCGAAACTCTCTCTTAGCAATGGCGCGTTTGCGGCCATTCAGATTGTTGATTGGTCAGTGAACGTTGACGGCATACTTATGGCGAATGTGAGCATTGATCTTCTCAGTAACGATGCTGAAAACCCGTTTAATTTCTCACCTAACGGAAATTCCCTCCCGACTCTTGCGACTCAACCGCGACTGAATACCCTTGGCCCGGTCCTTATCAACGGAACGATGATTCCCGGTGCTGAGTCGAATTCGGGGCAAATCAACGGTAATACGATTGTGCAACGTACGGATGGTGATTTGTACCCGCGCGTTGCTGCGCGTACGATTATCAATCCTTCCGCTCGCATCGGTCATAAGGACCCTGTTGCGGTTCTTGCCAAATTGGGCTTGCTCGGCACCCATCTTACTGCCGATGCGGAAATGTATTTCAAGGATTATGACCCGATCACGGGCATTACCTCTGAGACTAGCGCAATCAAGCTTACTGTTGCCAAGGGCCGCGCCATGCCTGAGGCATGGAATGCGGACCAAGGTGCCGTTGCTGGAAGCGGAATTATGATCGTCGGCAGCAACGCGGACGGTCTTGGAAATCCGTTTGCCGTTACCCTGGATGTAAACCCCCCGCCGACCGTCTAACATGATCGTTTATTATCATCCGACGCACCATAACCCGCCCCGGTTTCTGACCGGGGCGCGGGAGTTATCTGCCCGCGCAGCAACGGAGGGCGGTTGTTATTTCGGAATCGGCCCTGTGTATCTGTGCGGATTCAGATTGGAGGATGGTAAGGATATTGAAGATGGTTGGAAGGTTGCGGTAACTGGTGCCGTTGACCCGTTCATGCTTCGCCGGGAATTGGTTGGACAACCGACCGTTGAAATCCCCGACATGAACGGTGCGGCGTGGACTTGCCCAATAATTATGCGTGAGGATGGAACGCGCGCATTCCCGGTTCGATATGGCAAGGATTGGAAGCCGATTATTTCCCCCGACCAAGCCAAATTGTTTGAGTACGCAAAAGAGGCTAGGAATTTTCTCCCTCGCATTATTTACGGATCAAACGATGATCGGGAGGAATTGATGCCGGTTGCTTGCGAGTATTCCGCTTTTGCTCTTAGTTTCGCAAACCATATTTCAGTGGATGTTATCCGTACCCTCGGGATTGTTGACACGGTGTTAGCCACTGGCGTATTAGTGGCCCTGTGCAGCTTCATTGAGGAACCGGGACATGCCGGCTAAAATATTTATGAAAACCGGCGGGCAAAGTTTATTTGTCGGCCCCACTCTGCAATCCGTACTGGCTAAAAATAGCTGGATGAAAGCCCTTCTCTCCCCTCAGGAAATGAAGGGGGCTATTCAATATGCGGGGAAGGTGGCAGGGGAACGATTTGCAACCGTTTTTCTCCCTCTCCGTTTCGATGAGGAATATGCTAAACGGCTCGGCTATCGTGTGGCGTATTGGTACAAGAAATGGAAGGTTGATAATCAAGGAAGGCAAGTCGTTTTCGATGGTAAATATGGAACCCTTGCAGGGCGGGCAACCATGGTTGCAAGTCCGCAGCCAACCCCGTTCCGTTTGAGCGGTTCCAGTGAACATGCCGTACTGACTCGTTATCGGGTTATCGCTACCTCCGTTCGCGGGGAATTGAAGATCCGTATAACATTCCCTCTCGGGTATATTGCCTACAATAAGGCAAAAGAATTTACGACATTGCTCCCGCACGAATATGCGCGTACCGTTCAAGAGGTTGACCGGGTATTGCGTACCACACTTACGGGGCAATTGGAGGATAAAGGGTATATAGACCCGCGTATCCTCGGGACTAAATCCCGTGGGGAATTGGACCCCGCCATCCGTCCCTCATTCATCCCCGAAAGAAAAGCCATATGACCCAAGGAAAAATCGATATTGGAATGGACCTCTCACCCCTTGAGAGGAAGGCAGCTAAAAACGAGAAGTCCGTTGCCAATGCGGAAAAGTCTTTTGCTCGTCAAGCCCAAATAATGGAACGGGCTATGAAGTACCAAGAGCAAATGGCGGTTCGCATGGCGCGTGCTTCCCGCGCCCCTGGGAATTTCGCTCCCGGTTTCATTCCGCATCACTTGCGCCAAACCTCCGCATTGACCCCTATTGCCCCTCGGGGTTTTTGGGAGCAACAGGAACGCGGGTATGGTCCGGCTATTTATCAAAATAATAGAATAACTGCACCCCCAGGTATGCAATTGGGTCGTATTGATGCAGCCACACAGGCGCGGGGAATGCTTCCGGCTATCGGTGGATTCGTTGAAGGTCTGATGAATGCTAAGACAGCACTTGCCGCATTCGGCGTTACTCTTCTAGGTAGTAAACTGAGTCAGGCGGTTAAGTCGGTAACAGGGACCGGAGCGGAGCAATCCCGTTTGATTGGCGAGGCTGGGGAATTCTCGCGCAGGGTCGGCGGAAGGCTTGGAATAAAGGAAAGCACTCTGTACGGTGCGCTCCGTAAATCCTCGGATTACGATGCATCGTCCGGTTTCCTCGCCTCTGCTGAAAATATTGCCGTGACGCAGCGGAGAAAGATGCCGCAAGACGCAATTCTTGCCGGTCTGCAAGCGGTGAATGAGGGTCGGCTTACCAAGGACCAAGCTTCGTTCTACCTTGAAAAAGGCATGTATTCCAAATTGAGGGAAGCGCCACAAGGGACGTACCTCACCAACGAATCTGCCACCCGTGCGGCGGAAACTGAGGGTAAATTCACTGTGGCGGAAGCCAACCAAGCCAGGGATTACCGCAGGGCTCAAGAAATTCAATTGCAGCGGTTCAAGGAAAAGAATCCTGCTGCTAGTGTTTTCCTTCCGGATATGGCTATCCAGGCTGGGCAAAATGTTATGTCCGGTTTCGATATGAATGTTGGGTATGTTTCTCCAGCAATCCCGCGTGAAGGTCCTAGCCCGAATACTGCCGTATCTGGCGAGCGTTCCGGCGCTCTGATGACGCAGAGCCCACGCGGATCCGGAGCCGGTCCCGTCAACGAATTAAACAACACCATGAAAGCCCTTATCAATCGCATCGATAGCATTTCCCGCCCACCTGTCGATGCTGGGAAGCAAAGGTAAGCCATGGCGCTCTGCACCATCCGTATTTATGATTCGGTCGGCGGCTCAGTTGTCGATCAAATTGATTTGGATTGGGTCCGCTGGCAGAATGGCAGCCCGGAGAAAACTCAAGCCGCCATTGCGCAGCCGTTAGAAAGCATGGGCGTTGACAATTCCCGCCTTCGTCACAACAGGAAGGATTACAAGCCTTTCAAGGCTACGGGGTGCCAATATTTAGCCACCTATCCCAATGCGGTGAGTGCTGCTGATAACCTTAGAGAATATGATGGGTATATTGTCACCATCGAATATACCGCAGACGGTGTTACATATACTGAGGGAATGTTCTATTACATGACCGATGCTATTTTCTCCCCACAACGCGAGGATAGCGTTGGCGGGGTATTGGGGGCTAAAGGTACGGTGTATTTTAGCGCAACACTCAAGGCAACCGGCGTCACTCTCTAATAAAGATAAACCATGCCAACCGTTATCTCTATTGATCCGATCCGCCCTCCGAAATTCCGCGTCAAGTTTGCACCATCATTCGCCGGAACGATCATCACCCTTGGCGGTGGAAGCAAGATTTCCGAATCCGGCGCGGAGTGGGCTATTCTGAATGAGCCAGATATTGTCAAGGGTGGCAATTTTGCCGGTGTTGAATTGCTTGAAATTGAGCGGACATCCCTCCCTCAAGTCGGCAAAGCTTCGTTCCGATACGTATATGGTAAAACGGCGCTTTCGACCATCGCGCCTCCTACAACCATGATCGGTTATGAAGTGCTTTTGCAGCTTCAAGATTTTGAGGATAATTGGCATACGGTGTTTTGGGGAACCGTTGATTATGAGGAAGATCGGATGTTGCCTGGACGGGAGAATACCCCGACCGGTGAAAAGATATTTTACTGCATTGATGGATTTGCCCGCACGATGAAATGGCCGATGAATAGGCATTCGTTCGATCCACTAGATTCCGCACCTAGTGTTTTCGGGGATACCTATGGGCATCCGGGTTACAATTATTATCTTGCTGCCGATGGACCTTTGCTTGGGAATAAGTCTGGTTATTCGTACACTGATCCTGAGGGGGTAGATATTCGCGCCCATATTTGGCAAGGTGCCTTCTCGACAAACGGGGATGTAAATAACCCATACCTTTGGACTGAATATGAAGCGGTGAATAATGCGTGCGCGTCAACCCGCGCCATCGGTGAACCTCTGTTCTCCCTGCGGGAAGGTTTCGCCAATTACAACAATAAGAGTCCGATTCCTGTTAATATTGATGAATCTGTTTTCAGTGTCGTTAGCCGCATTTGCAACCGGTCACGCGGACTCGGAACGGTTGCGGTAAAATGGGCCGATCAACCAAACGGGCAGATTCGCGTGTGGCTAGGGGTTACTCCGCTAAACGATACGTCAATTGCCTTCACCTATATCAACGGCGACGGCGGGCAGGTTGACGGGGCTTCCGGATTTACCGATTTTGGAACCGGTAGGAGCCTCAGTTACAAGAATTCCGAAACTGATCCTCTCGACCTCACCGGGGACCATCGCAACCTAGATAATCTGTTTTTCCTCGGGACTCAGGAGGGGCAGCTTTACGATTACGTTGAAACGCACGGTGAACATATTGAAATGGCTTTCACCGCTTCTCTTGAAGATTGTACGGACGGAATGGCCGGTATTTATACGGAGGCTAGTCAATTCGCTTGGGCTCCACGGTGGAACACGGCAGAGCGTGATATATTTGAAGGGCTCGACGTTAGCCAGCGTGTCATGGATCGATACCGTCATATTTACCAAGCATTCGGGTTGCCGCGTAAGTGGCGCGGGGAAGCCAAGGACGGAAAGGGCGCGAACCCGCACCGCATCGATGTTCGATGCAAGGACGATGGTACGTTGTGGCAGCCGGAGCTACTTAGTCTTTCCGATACTTCTCCGAATTCCTGTGAATTCCTTTCGTACCTTCCATTTTACGATGCATTCAAATATGACGTAACGTATCCGCCTAAGAGACTCGACAATAGCCCATCAAACGGCATGCCGAATCGTCGCCCGTGCCAAGTCTATTTGCGAGTTACTGAGGGGGCGTTAGATAGGTGGTTTCTGCCTGACGGTGCGCTGCCGTCAACTGTTGTTGATAAATTCCAATGGCCCGACCAATATGGCAATTTCTGTCCGACATTGAGCATTGGTCCGGATTACGTCTTTGCCGATTCACAGTATTTCCGCCAATATGGTCAACGTCTGTTTGCCGACGTTGCCAGGGACGCCACGCTTCCGGACGATAGGAAATTGAATGCGCAGCGTGACGTTACAAAATTGGCATTTACGGTTGCCATAAAGCTGCCTTACCGCTTGTCGTTTGTGAGTGCGCCAGGGGTTGCGGATTTGAATGCCCGTCTTTCTCTATACCCTGCCGGGTATTTCAAGGATTGGAAAAAGGCCAAGCGCAAGCGCAGCATTTACGTTCCTAACGCTCATTTGTGGTGCGCCTCGGGCTCAACGATTTGGGACCTTCAACAAACGTTGAATGCAGACGCGGAGGAAGGTATGCTTGCGCTCCGCGCCCCCATGGGTGCGACGGCAACCGGTATTGCGGTGATTCGTGATGACCGCATGCGCGTTCAATTCTTTCATCAGATTGCCTCTTATTGGTATCTCAACCTCCGCAAGCGTCTGCGCTTCGGGCAGGCATATTGCGGACTCATTCCGTTCCAAAAGGACGTTGGCGGAACCCCGACAACGGATTACCCCGTTCAAATCAATGACCATATTGAATTGGCACAAATCAACGGTGCGGAGCAAACCATAAGCACCAATTGTACGTCCGTCAAATACAACCATCAGACCCAAACAACCGTTTGGGAAACTGATTACTTTGACTTGGAGTTTAGACTGTGAATCACGAAATAGCGACCCTACAACGGGATATTCAGCGGCTCAAGCAAGACATGGCCTTGCGGCCAATTCGCGTACCTACTCGCGGAGGGGCGGTATCCCTGCCTTCCAGAATTCGCATAGGGAGAGGGAATTCCGTTTATATCGCTGGTGCGTTTGCTGTATATGGGAGTAAGCCCGGTCAAAATCCTACCTCTGTTTCGGCCGGAATGTGGAACAGTGGCACCAAGCAATGGATACCGGCGGACGCGACGTGGGACGACGGCATCTGTTATGGGTATTTGGATAACGGAGAGGTTGTCGCTGTGGCTCAAAAGTTTAACAGTCTTAGTGGAAAAATTATTGATCCCGGAGCGTTAATAGAGGGAGCTTTAATCTATTCCGCCTCAACCACTAGTTACACCTTTCCCGGTCCGGGGGATACGGTAACGATCTACTTGGTGGATGAATTCTAATGCCCACTATCAGCCTAACAAAGACAAACGATACAATCCCTCTTGTTTTTGGCGGATTCGATTACGAATACTATTTGCCACGTGATCTATACACTGGCGTATTTACGGATACTGGCATGAAAGGAAATGTGACCCATCGTCAAAATTACTGGCAAACAGTCGCGACCCCGTTTACTCGCGTAAATAACGGGAAGCCATCTGCTTTATTGAGGGGCGGACGGGACTGCGCTCCGGGACCCTCATCCCCTCAATACGCACAACCTATATCTGTGGCATGGGGGCTTGATGACCCTAACGTTTTCGATGGATGGTATGACTCATATTCTTCAAGCAGTAGTGGTGATTTTGTCGTGCAATGTCGGTGGTGTGATTTTGATGATTTGCAGCTTGTAACTGACATTTCGTCCTTTATGAGCCATGCAACGGTAAAATATATCCAAATAGACGGACTAAAGTATTTCAATAACGGAAGCACCTATCAGAGTGCGCGACCGACGCATGCATACCCGATAATTGGGGACATCCCAGATTGGTATTTTTCAGCCCCGACACATATGGCCGGGGAACGTCGGAGACTTGCCCCGTTTGTCCCATGCGAACCTGCCGATGACTGGTACGTAAATCCTAACGATCCAACGACACCGCAAACCGCGAGGTATATTGATGGCGAGCTATGCACTCCAGCCTTCCCGCAACAATTCTCGGCGCTTCCTGTCCCGTACATTTCCTCGGGGAGCCAGAGTGTATTTCTAGGATCAATGGGCTGGATTAATGACGGGGAATCGGAGTATTACCGCATTGAGCGGACACAGGAGTATAGTCCCCTAAGTGGGTTTTATTGGAGAGTGAGCGCATTCCCCTTCATGTCGTTCCATCGTGGGATATTGCCTAATGTCAATCTTAGGCTCTATGGAAATGGGTATTTTTCAACCCCTGGCACCATCCGGATACGTGCTACATGCTACCCTAGTGGGACGGACGTAATCCTTTGGAGTGAATCCGTCAATGAGGTTCCGCTTGATTTCTATAGACCGAATGTTGCGCTATCGGTTCTTGGAATTCCTGTTGAGACTGTTCAAATTCGTCTTATGGCGGAAGCAATAGACGATGGAACCGGAAGCATAGACACCTTAGACATTGCCGTTTGCCAGCCAATTGAAATGTATGGGGTGAATCCCGTACAGACAACCGATTGGCCTGAGGTTGTTCCCGGATTTGTCAGAAAAGTAGCAGTCGCCTAACCCGCGTTTTCATCGACTATGTAGCGAATTTCATAGGCTCTGAAAACTAATTTAGATCGTTGACTTAATGTTGCCCCGATAAGGCGGACGGTCGCGCCCCGTACGTCCGCCCCTCTCATAATCGCATAAAGCAATATCTCAACCCCGAAATCCCGCTTAGTCGCGTCTTCGCTTTGCCCCGATATATCGAATTCCTCACCATCTAGGGTGAGGATATGTGCGCGGATCATTACTTGTCCTTGGGCTTGGAACCGCCCTTGTCCTTCTCCATGACCTTGCGGAGCATGGTGTTTTGCTGGCGAAGGTCGCCAATGTATTGCGCGATTTCAACGGGGACGTTGAAAGTCCTAGTCTTTCCGTTGATTTCGATTTCAAGATTTACGTTCACGGCTTGTCCCTTTCTACGGACATGGTTTGGTCGATTTGGTCGAGTAGGTCTTGCATCGTTTCGTCATTCATAAAACAATGGTCGAAATACCCATATGGCACGTTCATGCTTTCACTTGCGTGCGTAGATTTATATTTTTCAACGGCAACCTTGCGACCGATTGCCCACATTTCCCCGCCAAGCGTATCAACGCAATTGAATTCGTTTTGGAATCGAACATCCTCAACGACAACGCGAGCCCCTGTTTTGAAATAATTTTGAACCTTCAATTTCCAAATCTTTATCCACAATTCTTGATGAATGAGGTTCCTGCCCCATTCTGTCCCTATTGTTTGGTAGAGTTTGCGGAGGGTGAGTCCGGGGAATTCCGGGTGTATCTCCCCGGTCTTATCTCCGTTCTCAAGCGTGTGAATCTGACTCGGGTTGAGTCCCATATCCCCCAGCATCGGACGTATCATCGATTTGAGGGTTTCGGCAAACGGAACGCGGATATAGCCGTATCGCTGCCACAAGTGACGGGCTACGGTTGATTTTCCGCATTGCGGGGCCGGGGAATAGAGTCCGACAAGGGCAGGGAGTGGCATTGGGGCATCCTTATGCTATGGTATATTTTGCAAGGGCTTTTCGTAGCGATTGCTGGTTGAATTCTTTATCTGCCAAAACGTCATCCACCAAGGTTTCAACCGTGTCTTGAACGATCATCCGATAAATAAGCACCGGTTTTGTCTGACCCATGCGATACAACCGGCCATTGGTCTGCCGGTAATAGTCGTTATGCCAAGGGATCGTGAGCCATACAAGAATGCGCCCACCATGCTGTAAATTGATACCGTGACCTACGCTTCCGGGGTGAATAAAGAGAAGTGGGATTTTCCCTTTATTCCAATCTTCAATTATCCTGGCGGCTTCCTTGTCGTAGGTATCGGGGCCAAGGATCGGCACCCCTGGGAATTCGTTTTTGATTGTGGCATGTTCATGCTTGTACCAATACGCCACCATAACCGGCTCGTCTATATCTTCAATGAATTCCTTGAGTGTGTCCATTTTCTCACTGTGAACGATGCGGGTATCTCCGTTGCTGTCGTAGACCGCACCGCTTGCGATTTGTCGGCACTTCTCCGTTGCCACTCCAGCATTGCCGCCGACCACATACCCGCTATCAATCTTTATCACCATGTCCTTTTCAAATTCATCGTATATCTTCATTGCCGATTTTGGCATGATAATTGGAATCGTATGTTCAAGCATGCGCGGCAATTCAAGGTAATCCTCTGCCCGGATCGTATAGGTGATATCCGCAATAAGCTTTTCTATTTCCTCTTGCGCCCAATCTTTCGGCTTTATATCGTAATGGTTGTATGGGTTGATTTCCAAATACCTGTCGCGGAAATGCGTAACAAACTTCATCAGACGTTGCCCGCCGTCGAGCAAGCGATATTGTGACCAAAGGTCTTGCAACCGCTCAGGGCTCGGAGTGCCTGTCAATTCCACGATGCGGCGGAATCGGTTGGAGTCGGCAAGGGGCTTCAATTCCTTGAACCGCTTGGAGGCTGGGCTTTTCAATTTGCTGGATTCGTCAAGCACCAGCATGTCAAATGGCAATTGCCGCTTGGCTTGTATCTCCGACCGGACCCACTCAACCCACCATGGCAGCCAATCATAATTGAGGATGTAGAAGTCTGAGCGGAGGCGTAATTGTTGGATGCGCTCCGCTTCCGACCCACGCACAACAATATGGCGCAGCTTGCGGAATTCGTCCCACTTCCGCAATTCATCCGGCCAAGCCACCGTCGCCACCTTGAGCGGAGCGAACACCATAACCCCGCGAATATCGAAATTGTCGAGCAATTCTTTACAAGCCGCAATGGTCGTAGCGGTCTTTCCCGTTCCGATATCCATATGCAGAGCGCACCGCTTATGCTTCTCGACAAATCGGCATCCTGTCTTTTGATAATTATGCAACGCCAATTTCATAGATACTCCGTCACAAACCAATCAACGTCGCCCTTATTCCACAACGTAAATACCTCGGCTCCGCATTCCTTCATGCGGGTCTGCATCAATTTCTGAACCTTGCTTACGTTGCCTTCGTCCCGCTTCAATTCGATGAAATACACCTTACCTTTGTGGATGACAACCCGATCCGGAACCCCGTTGAGAGAGCTACGGAATTTGAGGCACATGCCGCCGCACTCGGCAACACGGGCATTCAAATGCCGTTCAATGGTTTTTTCTAGCATACCGTACCGTTATCTTGGTAATCTCAGCAAGCAAGAGGCTGCGCCGGATGGCACATATACGGGTCGCCGCACGGTCGATGATATCCCGGCGTACCCCCTTCTCCCGGTTCAATTCCCGATAGATAATATATGTGCAGTCGGCTTCGTCCAGCTTGCCAACGTGTCCACCGAATTTCGCCCAATTGGAGGAAATGCGGTCGAGGAATTCTTTACGTTCCTTAGGCGGATTATCGATGGCTCGCAATAGCCATTCTGGAAGGTCGCTTAGACGCACGGCAGATGCCCAAGGGTGTTGATAGCCTCCCTAGCAATATCGTCCGCATCCTCGCCTTCCTTGCATTGGCAAATCCTGCCAAGCTGCGCCATCAGTAGGACGCTTACGCTAGTGCGGGTGCTAACCTCCGGGTCAGGAAGGGAAATAATATGAGCATCCTTCAAAGCGTTAGCGATGACTGTTGCCGCCATGCGTGCGGTATCTACGTCCGCTCCCTGGCTCTGGACGATCATAGTTGTTATGATCGCTACAGTGTCGGTGTATTTGCTCATGCCTTAGCCTTTCGCTTGGTTCGCTTGGTGATGGACTCGACAAGGCGGGTTGCCTCATCGATATAATATTGGTAATCAATGTCGCTCGGTAAGGACGTTGGAAGGTCGAGGATCAGACATGCGCGCTCCCCGTTTGGAAGCTTGGTATATGAACCGTCCTTGTCTTTGCGCTGGACCGTGGCGGCGGATTCGTCGCTGGTGCGATACCATCTAGCGATGCGACCTATTTTGTTGTCTCCATGGTACAAATCGCCTCCGTTCTTGACCCTTTGATAAAAGACAAAATCGCGGATATCGGTTGAAGCTTCCACGGTTTCACGTATAGGCTTGCTGTGTAAAAGCCATTCCTCGGCAGCCTTTTTGATAATGCGTTCATCCGTCTTGCCGTTGTCGGGGGCCGGATTGAATGCCCCTTTGTATTTTATCTTTCCGTCGATCTTTTGCGCGATGTAATTATTTACGTCCCTGCGGCAATACGTTTGGTATTCCGCTTGCTCCAATTGATGACCGGTAATCTTCTCCCATTCCTTTGCAATATCATTTATGATATGTAATCTGTCCCGATGCCACATGCACGTAATGCCGTCTGTATTCGCACTTAGGAGGCGAACCCCGGCAACCTCAAGCATTTCAGCCAGCATGAGGATTTCCAATTGTCCGTTGACGGTGACGCGCATAGCGTTGACGCACGTACGGAGCGGAGAATAAATATCGTTGAATTTGCCAAATGTCGAATTCGCTACGATCTTCAAAGCATTGGCGTCCGTTGTGCGACCTTCCTTTTTGGCCTTGACGCGCATGTCTCGGATTTCTCGGAAGTCTTGAATAAATTGCGGTCCAAGGTGCTTTGGAAACAGATTCTCAACGATCATCAGAGAGGGGTAATAACTCGTAACGTCGAGGTCGATAATGGCAACGTCCTTGCTGCCATAGAAACGCCCCGGAGCATCGTCACTATGGATTCCGCCGACTCCGATTTTATATTGGAGTCCACCTAGTTGGATGGGGTCGGCAAAAGCCGGGATCGGGTTTCCTTTCTTATCCTTCATCCCAGCCAAAGACGGGTGACGATATTCCCATTGCTGGTTCTTATCGTCGGTCGAAACCAATTCACATTCACGCATGAATTTGTAAAAAGCTTTGAATTCCGGAGTCGTATAGCGAACACGCTTGCTCGCAATCTCAGGCATGGGCCAAACGCATATCGTGTTCTCGTCTGACTTGGCAGCCATCTTGCGGGCGACCGTTGACCAATTCCCCGTGCGCTTATTATATTTATCAATCAACAATTGCTGGGCAATGCCAGCGTCACCGTTGACAAATACACGGTCATTCAATTCAAACATTTCCTTTAGCTTCACCCTGAGGGTTACGTTTTCCTTATATGTCTGATACAGGTTCCAAACCGCAATAACGTCATTGCGGCAGTAGCTACGGATTTGCTTGAATTTGTCTTGAGGCAATGGGGCGTTGAAATCAACGTTAGCCTCTTTCACCGATGGCATATGCTCCCGGCATTCCCATTCCTTGAGACTGCCTTTCTTATTTAAGACTTGGTACATATCTACGGAACGCGCCCATTGAACGGGACTATATTGCAGCTTCCAAATGGAGTCCGGATAACGCCCCGATTCGATCATAGTCTTACTGAGTTTATAAACGTCCTTTTCAGTGATCTTGATATCATCCAAAATGACACGCAACAAAACATCATCGTAACTAAAATTATTATACCCAATAAGAATGCAATGCTTACTGACAAACTTACGCAACTCCGCGTATTGCGTTTGATCGAATTCATAGAAATCCTTACCATCATAGAACACAATGAGGTTGAGGTTGCTGAAAACCTCCATGTCGTAAGCTAGGATTATCACGCTTGATTCTCCGTTGCACCGGGGCGGCTAATGACTTTATATTTCAAATTATATTCACCCGTCCATTCACGATCCCCGACATAGGTCGGCCTTCTAATTATTATTTGCCCTTGTTTATTTACATACCTCGGGCTTAGCAAATGCATTGTGTGCCCCCTTCTCAAATGTGGTGCAGGGGATGAGTGTGTGCCTCCCATGTTGACCCGCTGAGCATATTTAAATTTCAATTGATCGAAATTTAGAATTATAAATCTTTCCCTCTGATGAAATCTTCTCGCTTTCTTAGGTGAATTTGGAATGGAACGGGGGCTTTCTGAAACGACGTAATGAAGTGGACTCTGGATTAGAAAATAGCATTTCATAATCAGACCAAGATCATTCGCTAGGTTATCCGCTCCATCGACATTGGATAAATTCGGCTCCCTTACGAAATAGGTCATATCTTCTCCTGCTCTATGATCCATTTCGTGTGTGGGATAATACATTTCCGGTGAAATCGCAAAACTACGGAGTAATTTAGTCTCACCTTGATAAAATAAAACACTAGCTTGCGCAGATATTGGATAGTCGGGGCGGGAAAAGTCTATTTTAATCCATGAAAGTCCAACGCAGCCGTCATGTAGCATCGTTTTAACCCTAAGTATTCCATTCGGGAGTGCGAAAGTTATGCACCCGTCGATAAACACGGAAGGATCTACTTCCTTCGGGTGATTATCGAAAATATACAATGGCCCATTGTTCAAATCTAAAATAGGATCGTTGCTTGTTTCTTTCAATTCGTCGAATAGAGAGGCGGATAAATTATAATGTTCCATCGGGGTCATTGTCGTTTCCTTGGTGTTTTGGTTGGGGGAGTGGGAATCGAACCCACATACCGGGAGTCAAAGTCCCGTGTCCTACCGTTGAACGATCCCCCAATGGTTGAGCCCACCTTAGCCGGTGGGCTCTGGAATCAAAGAGCAAGCGAAAGACTAAAGCGGAGCCTCGTCATTGTCGGAAGGCCGACGCTTTCCCTTGGGCGCGGAATCGTCGCCATCCTCCGGAACCTCGTCAAACTCATTCTCAGTAAACCGCGAACCGCCGAATGCATCATCGTCCGCGACCTTGAGAATGCCGCTCAGACTGACGGACACCCCCTTGCCCCCCTTGGGGTTGCTCCATGCGTAGACCGATACGGAAGCGTAGTACCAAGCGCCCGAATAAATCTCCCGCTCGGACTCCGGAGCCCGCTTGGTGCCGTCACTGTCCTTGACCATGATTCCCGGCTGCGCGGTTGACTTGGCGGGGATGATCCATGCCCCCTCAAATTCAGGACGGGCATTGCCATCGTTGTCCGTGTATTCGTCCCCGTCGCGGATCGGATAGTGCTTGCACTTGTCGAAAGGCAGCGGCTTGCCGAATTTATCGGTCATGGCCTTTCTGAATTCGGACTCAAGCTTGGCAATGAATGCCTTGCTGTCCTTGCTGTCCTTGGGAAGTACGATGGTGATACCGTACTTTTCCTCTCCATCGTCGCCAACGCGACGGGGCTTGAATACCGTGACATAGCTGCCACGGAATTTCGGTGTAAGAAAGCGGGTTGCCGCCATGGGATATTCCTTGCTCAGAGGTTGTGTACGTTGTCGTTCTCGTTGTCGATGCCTCTGAATTCATCGGCAATTGAGAAACTAGGTCTTGGGTCATCTGCGCTCGCCACGGTCGCGGAGCCCTTAGGCTTGACCGTGTGTTGACGCATGAATTGCTCACGCTTGGTCTTGTCGCTAAATAGGTTTTCGATCTTGCCAATTCCCAGGAGTGACCGGGGCGCGTATTCGTCGGCCTTGAAGCCAAGACGATACAACGCCTCCATGACGTTACCTTCGGAAGCCCACTTGCGATTACTCTTACCCTCAACCAATTTGAGTCCGGGGACATTTTCCCCGCGCATCAATTCGTTATAAATATAATCTCCAATACCCTTGAGCCATGCGCGGACTTCCTCCCCAGCCTTCCAGATATTGATAATTTCATCCATCGTCAGGGAATTGAAATGCGGAGTCTTTACCGATCCGTCCTTGGCGATTTGTTCAAAATCAATAGCGGCTTGCTCCGTTGCGAATTTCGCATATGTCTTGCATTTACCCTTGGCGGGACACCACTGGCAGCCCTTTTCGCTGGCTTTGAATTCGACATTGCCCGCTTTGATTGCCGCGACGATTTCAACAATGCGATTACGAAAATGCTTGAGTCCGTCAATGGTATCCTCCCATTCCTGCGCATCCTCGCAGCTACGGGGTTGCCAAATGACGAGGGTGATCCGCGTGACGGTATCCCACCAATTTTCCTCATCCATGAAGCCGCAGGCATAGAGGCGCATTTGACGATTTTTGACAGGGCTAACCGGCACCCCCTGCCCGTACTTCAAATCTACCACAATAATATGATCGTCCTTGCGCAACACTACGTCACACGTTCCAACGTCCCCGGTGCAACGGATCTTCACTTTGCGTTCATGGTACAATTCATATCCGTCAAGTACCTTTGCCTGCACCCACTCAAATACCAATCCAACCGCATTGCACATTTCATTATCGGCCTTGAACCGCTTATTGAAGGTCTTTCCCTTGAAATTGATTGGATGCTTGTTCTTGCGCAAGCTAAGGTCCAATAACTCATGCGCGGCGGTTCCTTCGTCCGCCGCCTCCGTCCGCTTGGACTCAAGCCCTAGCTCGGCAATATAGGACGGTTGAGCGGTACACGTTGCCCACGTATCCGCCTTGCTTGGAGAGAAAATCTTAGCGTGGCCGCGCTCCGCGTGTGCGGGGTCGGACACAACCTTGGAAATGAGTTTGCGAGGCATTAGTTTTTCTCAGGCACGGATTCACGGGCATTGATATCCGCCTGACACTCGCGGATCATGTCGGCAATTGCTTGTGGCTCAATCGGAACACCACCCGTGAGGATGTAACCGATCCTGCCGTCCTTGCAAATGGCTGCCATCATCCCCGCATTTTCATGCTTGTGAATTTCACAGAAAACACGGGCGGTCTTTTCCAGAATGCCCATATTCTCAAGCATCATGCCGATAGTGAGGCAATGGATGAGTTTGTCCGGGATTGATCCTGCCAAAAGGCTTGGCACGCATGAAGCGCCAGCATACGGCGCATCATCTGTTCCGGAGATTCGTTCTTGTCGGGTTTGTTGTCCATGGTTGTTATTCCTTGGTCGTTAGGTGGGTAGGACTCTGGCCGCGCATATTACCGGGGACCAGCGCACCGGATTGAGGTTATTATGACCGCTCGCACATTTTGCGCTTATGCGTATGGCGAATGGCCTAGGACCGTTTTCGCCAAGGGTCGCCCCGCGCCCACATGGTGCGGGGCCAGGATTGTCAATGGCACTTGGGATTGGCTACCCCTCGGAAGGATACCCGCCGTGCGCCAGCGGTCCGAATCCGGAGTCCCCGGCCCGCACTTCTCCCGTCAACTCGCTTTCGCTTTAGACGGGAATTTCGATGCGGTCGTCTAACGCCAAACCCCACCGGCCTAGCGGACGGTGGGGGAAACTCTTTTGGCGTTAGCCTCTGTAATTTTTAGATATCGTCGCTGCCCTTGGCGGCAGCCGGGGCGGCAGCCTCGGCCTTGGGCGGGCGACCCGGACCCCGCTTGCCCTCGGCCTTGGGCGGGCGACCCGGACCCTTGCGCTTCTCACCCTTCGCCGCCTTCTCGGTCGGCTCGGCACGCGGCTTACGCGGCTTGCGGGTGCGACCCCCAAGAGTCGAATGGATTTCCGCCAGGGCGGCTCCGATCTTCTCAAGGCGGGTGCGGACGGCGGAAGCCTCCGACTCGCTCAGGATGACAAGGTTATTGCTGTTCATGGGAAAACCCCTTTCTATGGGGTTGTGGTTGATTGGAAGGAAAATGTTGAGGGGTAGGGTCAGATATCGTCGCCGCCGGCCTTGTCCAGCTTGGCGATCAGATTCTTGAAATGCACGATAGCTTGAGGAAGGTCTTCGTCCGGGACAACCTTGCTCGACTCACCGTAGAGCTTCATGGCCTTTTGGGCTTCCTCGCGGCTCGTCTTTTCCGCGTACGCATTGGCGACCTTGCGAAGCTCGGCCCGCTTGGGGTGATCCTCAGTAATCGTCTTGTCATCCTCGGCGGGGGTATCGTCGCCCTTGCCAGCCTTGGGCGGACGCCCCGGCTTGCGCTTGGGCTCGGCATCGCCGCCATCATCCTTGGGGGGCGCAGTATCGCCACCAGCGGCAACCTTCATGATTTCCGCCATGGCTCCGTAATGGAAGGCCAGCTTGCGGAGTAGGTCAGGGGTGAGGGTCATAAATTCCTTTTCCGGCGTGGCCGGGGTTAGGGTTCGCTCGTAAGGTATGACAGGTTTGCATATGGTCAAGGTGATTTTTTATCCCAATAAATCCAGCCAAATAAACGGACGGCATAATACATAGTGTATCGGGTGCGCCAGCCAACCCCGTCCCTCCGCATTTGCTCCAAAAACATCCCGTCCGCCTCTGACCGTTTCATGGCTACCAAATTGGGGTAGAGTCCGGAATTATTGTATTCATAAATCTGCCGGTGACAGTCATACAGATAATCATGCAGGAAGGCGGCGGGGAGGTATCGACCAATCGGAGTAAGCCAGAATCCCAGCCACTTGGGAATGCTGGCACCGTCGCATATATAATACGGTGGAATTTCGATATTGAAATGCAGGAAGGTAAGGGGCTCAAGTAATTGATATCGGGTGCATGCGCGATTCATCTTGACGCACATGCCGTCGAGCATGGGGAGCGCATTAGGCATGGTCGGGGATTCCAGGGGGCGGGGTGAGGGCTGCGCGGACAAAGCAATCCTTGGCTTCCAATAATTTCCGGAGTCCAGCAGATTTCTCCGGACCGTCCGGAAGGTTGTCGTTCATATGCTGGGCTAATTCCGCCATCGGCTTTGAGACTGCCTGTAATTTCTCAGGCAGATGCCGGTATGCGAAATATTGCATTATCGGGTTGGACATGGTGTTTTCCTTATCAAAGCGGATTTGTGTTCCTGCTTTCTGATGTAGTCGGTTGGAACATGAGGATTTTCCCGCATCCATTCTAATACTAATTCCTTATACACACGATCCCGCTTCGTCTTGCTATCGTCGCGGAAAACAATAAGTGTCTTTTCGTCGGTGATCTTCAATATTGAGAAATATTTTATTCCCTCTGTTGTGCTTTCTCTCTGATAATATGGGTGCCTCACGTTGAATGCCTCCCCTTCTCAAGCCGTTTTGGAAGGTGCCTTGCTCGGCATTCTGGGCAATAATCCTTTTGCCCCTCCGGGGTCAGACGATAGAGCCAATCGCTTTTCCGCAAGCAAAGGCGGGCAAGGCGGGGGCTACTCATATTATCAATTATTTTCCACTCCCCGCAGGAGTCGCAAAACACAGTGACGGCATGGGAAACGCTCACTTTTCCCCCGCTAGGATTTTCGCCACCGTCTCAAAATCGTAGGCAATAATGATGGTATCCCCTGAGTCCGGATAGAGGATGCAATGACCTTGCATGAATTTTATTGTCTGTTCAGCGGGTTCACCCGTTACTGGAAACGGGAACATGAGTGATGACGCCTCATGTATCCACATAGGACGGACCATGCGAATATAACGGGTGTTGAATAAATAATTGCTTGGCGGGGTATTCACATTCCCGCTATACGCCGGTAATTCTACAAGGGGCATGTCATCCCCCGTTCACGGTCGGTTGCTCAATAACCGCGACAACAATAGTAATTGTCACCCCGTGCTTCGCAGCATCCTGTAAGAATTGCTCCCATTTCTCGGATTTATTTATCTCTGCCATTTTCGCCATGGCATTGCCCATGGACGCGCCAATGGCGGCATGCGGATCCCGGTGGAATTTCACCGCAACGGGGTCGATGACTTGCCGCACATGGTATGCGTGCAAAACCTTGGGCTGGGGATTAGGTACGTCAATCATTGACTAGTCTCCGGATTCTATGCCGCTCGCAGCGTTCCCGCTCGGGTTGCGGCAATTGGGTGATGATATGGGGAGGAAGATCGTTTGTGTTTTTCCAACCGTTGTCGTAATATTGAAAATAAAACGGACCAACCCGGAGGCACACAACCGCCGGGCAGGATTTACCGTTTATGAAATTTCTAACGTTACCCCGCATTGTGTTCAAGACTAATAATGTATTCCCGCAATGCAGTAAATGCGGATTCCTCGCTCACATACGGCCCATTATAATTCTCCGACTCGTCAACAAAATACCATCCGTCATCAAAGCCCATTTCGCTTTGCAACTGTTTGACATGGCGGTTTATCGGAGAGTCGGTAATCATTTTGCCGCACTCTCTCTAAATGGGACCGCATATTTCAAAATATCATTTATTTTATTGATCGTATCCTCTCGACATTGGGCGCACAAATCCTTGCGATCCTCGGCAACGGTGCTGCCGTCGATAATAAGGGTAAACGCGGAAGTATAAACATCGGCGGAGGGTGCGGGAGCGATCTTCCCGCATTTCTCGCAAATGGTGGCATTCATGTTATGCCTTCGTCCGCTGCCAGTGACCGGTGTTCAATTTCCGCACATTATTACGGATGCGATGGACGCGCAATGTCTCCCGCACCAGATGCGGCTCCGTCACCGTTGCCGGGTTGCCCTGGTCGGGAATGAAAGTCCGCCCGTCGCCTTTGATCGGCAGATAATTAGTGGGGGTGCATGGGGTTTGACGCACGGTTACTTCCTTGGTTTGGTTTGTGGATACGGCCATCCGACGATCACCCACGGTCCGCAACGGACGTAGGTTCCCCGGACGATGACGGGACGGGGTTTCATCTATCGTCCCTTTCTTTTCTCAAAAAAGACTTTGCCATTTCTAACTCGTATGTAAAAATTCGGTTCCTTTTTCTTTATGTGTTCTTTCAACCGTGTCAAAGCAATCGACTTGTCATCGCTCTTTTTTCTGTAACGATTGATTGTCTTTTCACTCAGCCATACTTGCAATTTCATATCTATATTTTCTTGCCTTATTTTGTAAATCAATTCATAAGGCCAAAATGACTTGTCCCCTTTTGGTCGGTGCATTGGAACATCCGAATAAAGGGATAAGCGCATGTGATTGGTTACGATCATTTTTTACTCATGGTTACCTCGCCCCCTTGCAGCGGTAAACCTCAACGTCGAAACCGTGTCCATCGTCCTTGAAGGGGCAGAAACGGACCTTGACCCGTTCCTTTTCCTTCAATGCAAAGACTTGCTCCCGATGCGCGGGCAAATCTTATCGATGAATTGCGAGGGGAATTGGACACCCCCCGACCGGGAGTGTTCCGTCGCTAAGACGGGTGACGAGACAACGCATGGTGTTTCCCTTTCTGGAAACGGGGTTGGCGATGATAAACGCAGAATTGAGCGGGCTTGCGACGGGGCATAACGCCCCATTGCTTGAAACAACCCGGATGGCGGCATGTACGGGTCGTTCTGAAACAAATGGGATCATCAATTTTTGTTTATTCTGCCGCGCATAAATAATCATAATCTTTTCAATCTTATATGCTGATTTTCCATCGGCTTGCCAGAAGGCATTATCCTTCGCGCATTTCCTGGCTTCCCACCTTGTATAGAAAATTTGGCTCCTGTAAAAATGACCATCCCGATACATGCATACCCATGCTGCTTCACTGGCGATACCTATTTTGTTGAATTTCATGGCGCGTCCGCGTCCATATAGGCGTCAATAATCCGCCGGATCAATTCGGAACGTCCGATTTTGATATGAAATCCTTTGGTCGAGAGGTAGCGGATTTGTCGATCCGTCAGGCAGACGATCACACGCTTTACGTGCGTCTTGCCATCCGGATCCTTCGGGGGTCGGCCCATGGGTATCTCCTAATTATGAAAACTTGTCATACCTAAAAACAGGGCCGGTCAAGAGGGACGGGGTTGTGTGTCGGAATGGACCGACCTAGGAAAAATTGGGATGCTTGCGGGGATGGGGGTAGGTGGGTAGTCTGCGCGATTACCACCAAACGAAAACCCCGGAGGGACCGCCCCTCCGGGGTTTGCGCTCACCTAACCCACCAGGGGACCATGCGTCCCGACAAGGGCTTATCATGCTGTCGCTATTCGCCAATGCAACCGCAAAGACCCCATATAAATCCCTCCCCGCCGATGAAGCATGGCGGCTGCTGAGAAACCCCCCGGAGCGTGTCAAGCGAATTATTGAGCGGCTACGGGCAGAGCCCGACGAGTATAAGGCCAAGGAAATCAAGTGCGAATTGCCAGCGATAACATGGAGCGGATCATTCAGCCGGCGCGAGGCGGCGGGCTTGGTCGAACATAGCGGGCTCTACGTCTACGACATTGACGATTATGGCGATGTGGACGCATGTTGTGTCGAATTGACCCGTTTACAGGAGAAGGCACTACCATGGATCGTCGGGGGGTTCGTCTCCCCCTCAGGAACCGGCTTCAAAGTCGTTTTGGCAGGGCCGACCGTCGAGGCGGGCGAGAGCGCAACGGCTGCCCATAAGGCTGCGTGGCACGCTGGCGCGGCCCTGCTGCGGGCATCCTGCGGCTGGACCCTGGACGCGGCTGCCGACCCCTGCCGGTTGTGCTTCCTGGGCAACGGGGAGGGGGTCTGGACGGCAGCCTACTATGAACCCTTCACGGTCGAGGAAGGGGAGGGGGCAGGGGACGGCGAGGCGGACAACCCGGACGGGGTGACGGTGGATGATATACCGGAGCCGACCAAGCGCAGCCTCCCCCTTGACACCGTTCGGGACATGCTGTGGACGGTCGGCGCGGATCGACCGTACGCGCAATGGCGCAACCTCCTGTGGGCAGTCATCGCAGAGGTAGGCAAGGACGATGACGTTGTGGCGATGCTGGAGCGGTGGAGCCAGGAGACAGGCGGCGAGCGGGGACATTGGAGCGCCAAGGACCGGCGGCATTTCCACGATCTGATCAAAGCGGCCGGTGATGGTGAGGGGGTCACAATCGCCACCCTCGTCAAATTGGCGAAGGAAAAGGGATGGGTTGATTGGCGGCAGCGCCTCAAGCGCAATCAAAACGGGAAGGTCATCAAATCCCAATTCAATATCGACGTTCTCTTGAAGCACCATCGGGCCATCAAAGGTCGCTTCCGCATGGATATATTCAGCGGTACGAAAGAGGTAGCCCCGTGCGCGGACTCTTGGTTCCATCCCAAGGGGGTTCCGGTGGAACGATGGTCGGCCCTGGACATGGAGGTTGGATTTGAACGGGAATATAATATCAATGTCGGTACTGCCGATCAATGGTTGCTCGCCATGGAGGGCGAGGCGGTGAAGCACCCCTATAATCCCCGTGTTGATTATTTGAACGGGTTGCCGGCGTGGGATGGGGTTGAACGGGTCAAGGATCTATGGGTGAAGGGGTTTGGCGCGGAGCGTACTGATTTAGGGGCTGCCGTTGCGCGATGCTGGTTATGCGCAGCGGTCAAACGGCAATTCGCCCCCGGCACCCCGTTTCAAATCGTCCCGGTGTTGAAGGGTCCGGGTGGCACCGGCAAGACGGAGGGTTTGAAGATATTGGCGGGTAATCCATTCTGGATGGTCAATAGTAAAATTGATATGTCGAGCAAGGAAGGATATTCAGTCGTGCAGGGTGGCTGGATTGTCGAGTTAGCCGAAATGGCGAACATGAAGCGCACCGATCAAGAGGAAATCAAAGCCTTCGTAACGCAGACGCATTGCCGCTTCCGCAAGCCATGGGACCGCAATCCCTCCGACGTTGCGGCAACATGGGTTTTCGTCGGCACCACCAATGAAGATCATTTCTTGAAAGATATGACTGGCAATCGACGGTGGATACCACTTGAAGTAAAAGGATTCGATGACAACGGCAAGGAAGGATTGCAATGGCTGGCCGCGCATCGGGATCAATTGTGGGCAGAGGCTTGCCATTATCTGAAAGGCGGCGCAGCCGAATGGGATTTGAACCCCAAATGGTACGTTGATGCCCGCAGGGCGCAGGATAATGCTTTGTATCTGAGTGAGGTTGATGTCGCAATTGGAGAAATGACGGGGCAATATGAGCGCATCGGTAAGGAAGCTACGTTGAGTATTCGGGAAATTGGAACGGCGGTTGGGTACGAGGCGCGAAATAGGTTGGAGGAAATGCAGATTGCTGCCGCGTTGAAGCATTACGGTTGGAAGCGGGATAATCGCGCCATGGTCAACGGGGTTCGGGTTATCCGCTGGCGTTATACCCCGCCTTTGTAGGCTTGAGGGGTCGAAATGAAGGCGAACCCTGCCGGGAAATCTCGGCAGGGTTCATTTTTTGACGTTTTGCACGGTAAAAACAGGGTGGAATGTTTGCGCGAAAATGCGTTTTCAATTTATTTCCCTGTAAAAAGAGGTATGGCAGTCATTGCCATACCTAGGTATGGCAGTATAAGTCACGCATTCTCAATTATTTATATAATATTGCCATACCTAATATATAAAGTCTAATCTTCTATAAAAAAGTAAGACATAGTATATTGGTAATTATTTATTTTACGGTCTACACCACACATGATGTATGGGAAAGATAGCCAATAGGTATGGCAGTATGGCAAATTCATGTAAACTCATTATGTTGTAATGGGTTATACTGCCATACCTAGGTATGGCAGGGTATGGCAAAAACCAATAAAAAACTCAATAAAACCCCCGGCACCCCCTAAAAGGGCTCCTAGAAAATAAATAATTACCCCTATGGGGTGGGGGTCGGCCTATTGTTTTATGGTTTTCCGTCCGAATTGAGTATATACTAAACCCGTTTTTGGCATTTCGGAAGGGGTGACAGAGGGGTAAAACAATTATGGGAAATCGGTAAAAATTAGTTTTTATGAACCCATTTTATCAATAAGAAATTCTAAAAATAATTATTTGTTGGCTGGAAATAACTCCCAGGGAATTTTCCGGCCGGGGTAAAACAATTATGGGAAATCGGTAAAAATTAGTTTTTATGAACCCATTTTATCAATAAGAAATTCTAAAAATAATTATTTGTTGGCTGGAAATAACTCCCAGGGAATTTTCCGGCCGGGGTAAAACCGTCCAGATTTTGAAATCTTTTCAAGTAATATTAGGTTATTTTGGGTGTTTTCAAGTTACCGGTATCTTGAAATCATTTTCAAGTTACCAGTATATTGAAATCATTTTCAAGTTACCCGATACTTGAAAATACCCGGAAGGGTTATTGTTTCCGGCATCTGATAAATACCCGGAAGGGGCGGGAATGTCAACGGGAAAATTCCCCCGATCCGGTCCCCGCTCCGGTCCGCCGGATTATCCGGTGATTGTGAGTGATTACGCAAAGGGGGAAAATACCCTTATCGGTACCGGACAATTCCCGGACGCTGGCGGACGTAGCGGGAATTATGAGTTATTGGAAAATACCCCGACCGGCGGACAATTATTTGATACTGATAAATACCTATAATTTCCTCGTGTGCTTCTACATAATTACCCGTTGCCAATTTTCCCGGATGCTCCATATTGCCAGCGTGCCACGGGAATTCCCCTGGCGCACACTAACCCGTCCCGCCCTAATCCGGCCGGACATGCGAAAGGACTAGACCATGGACGCTAACGAATTGCCCGTAACGCTCCGCAAGTTTGCGAGCATGATAGACGATTTCCAGGATGAACGGAAAATGGAGGGCGGGGAAGGGGTATGGGTTTATCTGAATGCTTCCCGC